GCATTGAGAACACCATGGATCTGCCGCTACCTATGGTGACAGACAGCGCACGCGCCCAGCGCATTGCCAAACAGGCTTTGTTCAGATCGCGTGAACAGATGACCATTTCGGCTGAATTCGGGCTGACGGCGCTGGCTGTCGAAGTTGGCGACATCGTTGATCTGACCATTTCGGAATATGGATGGGTCAATAAGGAATTTGAAGTCAAGTCGTGGAAGCTGGTCATTTCCAATGAAGGCGGCGTGCGCGTTGCCATGGTGCTGCGTGAGACAAGCGAAGCCGCGTTTGATTGGGATGCCGAAGAACAGGCTATCATCAGCAATAACACAACTGTGCCGGCCTATTACTCGGTGCCGACTGTTGGTGTGGCGCTGGCCGGTGATCTCCGCTTGGTCAATCAGCAAGTTGTCGGTGCCATTGAAATCGAAGTGACATCCGGCTCGGATCAGATCGATTCATTCGAAGCACAATATCGCGTTTCTGGCGATCCTGAATGGACGGCCATCGGCAGATCCACCAGCAACAAGTTTGAAGTGCTGGGCATCTCTGACGGCTTCTTTGATGTCAGGGCGCGTGGCATCAATGCGCTTGGCGTGCGCGGTGAATGGACCACTGTTGCCAACTATTACATCAGCATATTCGCTGCACCGCCGCAGGATGTGACGAACTTTTCAGCCAATGTCGTTGGCAACACTCTGCACCTGACTTGGACGCCATCGCCTGATCTGGATCTGTCACACTACAAGATCCGTTATTCTGGTTTGACATCAGGGGCGCAATATCAGAACGCCATCGATGTGCTGGGAAAGGTGTCGCGCCCGGCCAACAGTGTTGTCCTGCCAGCGCAGACAGGCACATATTTCATCAAGGCAGTGGACAAGCTGGGCAACGTCAGCAACGCGCCAGCAAGCATCGTTGTCACTACGAATGTTGCCGACATCGACAATCTGAACGCTGTCGAAACATTGCAGGAAGATCCGACTTTTGCCGGATCAAAAACGAATATCGCTGTCGGCTCTGACTCGACCGGGACTTATCTAACGCTGAATACATCAATCAACTTTGATTCAGCATCTGGTTTGTTTGATAGTGCGACAGGGCTGTTCGATGGTGGCGGCAGCAATGTCGCTGCAACTGGCACTTATCAATTCGCCAATTATGTCGACCTGGGTGACAAATACGTCAGCCGCGTGATGGCATCGATGGGTGTTGAATTCGTTGAATATGCTGCTCTGTTTGACGATGCCGCTGGCGATTTCGACGCAAGGGCTGGCGATTTCGACGGAAGTTCGGCGCAGTTCGACACGACATCGGTGAAGACCCAAGTGTCTTATACGGATGACAACCCGGCTGGATCACCTGTTTGGTCTGATTGGCGTGATTTTATCGTTGGAGATATTTCGGCGCGTGCAATCAGATTCCGCGCGATCTTGTCATCAACCGAAGAAACGGCAGCACCGATCATCAGGTCTTTGTCTGCCATCGTTGACATGCCAGACCGCGTTGAAAGCGCCAGCGATATTACATTCACTGGCACTTATAACGTGACATTCCCCAACGCATTCAAGGCGACGCCATCAATCGGGATTGCAGCATCGTTGCCAGCCGGGGACCGCTATGTTATTTCTGGGAAAAGCCGCACTGGCTTCACGATCACGGCATATACCGGGGCGGTGCAAAGCACTAATCCGCTCACCTTCGACTATGTGGCCAAGGGCTATGGCAAGGATCTGACATGAGCCAACATGATTTCAACATCGCAAACCAGGGCTTTCCTGCGACCAGGACTGATCTGAACAATGCGCTGGCCGCATTGGCAACGAATTCGTCAGGGGCATCTGCACCTTCGACGACTTATGCTTATCAGTGGTGGTATGACAGCACGACCAATGTGCTGAAGATGCGAAACGCTGACAATGATGCCTGGATCAACTTTGCTTATTTCAATCAGGTGAATGACACTTGGCTGATACAACAGGATTCGAATGGCAATGTCGGGATCGGAGCAGCGGCGGCAGCATCTGCCATCCTTGACCTGACCAGCACGACTAAAGGCTTCCGCGCACCATCAATGACAACGACCCAGCGCAACGCGATTTCATCGCCTGCCACCGGGCTTTTGATCTATAACACCACGACCGCCGCTTATGAGTTCTATAACGGGTCTGCCTGGCAGCAGACCGGCGGCGCTGGCGGCATGACTTTGCTTGGCACGCTGACCACCACCAGCGGATCTGTGCAGACGCTTTCAGGCCTGAACCTGACTGATTATAAAGAGATTGTGGCAGAGATTAACAGTATCTCGCACAACAGCGGGAGCGCGCAGGCATTTTCTTTCGGGCCAAGCACATATTCCGCGACAAATAACTTCAGCACTGGCGCGGGTGCCAGCGATATTGTGGCTGGCATGATTTTCGTATCGCTTAACAGCGGTGTCGGGACAGCCATCACTTGCCAGGGTTCGGCCTTGCCGCTCGTTATAAACGCAGGCAGAAGCTATGTTTTCGCCACCGGCCTGACAACTGCTTCCACCAGCATTTCTGTCACTGTCGGCGGCGGGTCTTTCGATGCTGGGTCGATCCGCGTCTATGGGGTGAAATAAGATGCAATATACCGAAGTCATCACTGACGCAGTGACCGGGAAGCAGACTGTCCGAAACTTCACGCAAGCCGAAATCGCAGCATGGCAGGCCGCATCAATTCCAAGTGATGAGCAGCAAAAAGCATCGCGCCAGGTTGCATACCGCGAAGAAGCAGACCCGCTGTTCTTCAAGGCGCAGCGCGGCGATGGCACGCTTGATGAATGGAAAGCCAAGGTCGATGAGATCAAGGCCAGGTTCCCCTACGCTGCGGAGTAAGGCGAATGGAAGCCTTTGAATTCTTCAAGATGCTGATGCAGTGGGTCGTTGTCCCGGTGGCCGGCTTTGTCTGGTTGATGCACAAGACGCAGCAAGACCATTCGACGAAGCTGGCAGTCCTGCAAGCAGTGCATGAGGCCAACAAAGAAGCCCATGATCGAGAATTCAAAGAAATGCGGGACAGCTTCAAAGCTGTCTTTGCCAAGTTAGACAACATTGAACAGGCGCTGAGAAAATGACCCGCAAGTTTTCTGCCCGCAGTCTGAACAATCTGAAAGGCGTTCACCCGGATCTTGTTCGCGTCATCAATCGTGCGCTGGAAATCAGCCCGCTTGATTTCGTTGTAATCGAAGGGCTGCGGTCGATTGATCGCCAGAAGAAGCTGGTTGCCAGCGGCGCGTCCAAGACGATGAACAGCCGACATATCACTGGCCATGCCGTCGATCTGGTTCCTATCGGGCCGAATGGCAAGGCTGCGTTTGATTGGCCGCTCTATGACCGCCTTGCGCCTGCCGTCAAGGATGCTGCGGCAAAGGAAGGCGTTGCCATCATCTGGGGCGGTGATTGGAAATCCTTCCGCGATGGTCCTCATTTCGAATTGGACCGCAATATCTATTCTGATGACGATTGGACCAGCAAGGCCAAGCCGCCGGAAGAACGCACAAGCCCGGCGCAGTCTTCGACCGTGAAAGCATCGGCCGTGCAGATCGCGTCCGGCGCTGGCGCTGGCGTTGCTGCCATCGGAGCGCTGGACGGATCAGCACAAATCATCGCACTTGTTTTCGCTGGCATCGTCATCCTGGCTGCGGCCTGGATCATGCGTGAGCGGATCAAGAAATGGGCAGAAGGTGACAGATGATCCTTGCCAGAATCAAGCTGTGGTCTGCGGCCATTGGACTTGTGATTGCTGCGCTAGTGGCAAGCTGGCTTGGCGGCAGAAAGTCTGCCGAATCTGACATCAAGACGAAGGAGCTTGAGTCATATGCCAACACCAGGAAAGACATGGATCAGATTGGTCGCATGTCTGACGCTGACGCTGCCCGTGAGTGGCTGCGGGATCGGTCGAAGCACTGAAGCGATCTGTGACGGGACTTTAGCAGCCCGATCAGAACACGCCGCGGCGCTGGCAAAGGATGGCGGGAATCTTTCCGTTATTTCTGGCGCGCATCTGATTCAGTTGATTGATGCTGGATGCGGCGATGACGCCTAGACAACAAGAAGCCGTTGATGCGTTCAAAAAGCACGGCAACACAAGCGCAGCGGCCAGAGAACTAGGCATCAAGGTCCGGGACTTCATCCGCATCCTGAATCGCGCAGGATGGAATGGTGATGTCAGGGCGAAGTATCGCCTAGATCCGGCCATCGCTGACAGCATGAAAGCCGTTGGCACCAATATGGTCCCGGCGTTGGCCTGGGCGAAGATCCCGCCCAAAGATGGCGAAATCGGCTATTCCGTGATGTTGCGGCCTGACCCAGTGCCGCCAGAGGCCATCGCAGAGCGGCTGAGAGAGGCTCTAGAAGGCATCGAGCCATCGAAGCCGATCATACCACCAGAAAGCGTTATGGATGATCTTTGCGCCGTTTATCCGCTGATGGACGCGCATGTTGGTATGATGGCATGGGGCCGGGAAACTGGTTCGCATGATTATGACCTGGAACATGCCAGGCAGGACATGCGACATGCCTTTGCGAAGGTTCTGGCAATGACGCCGCCAGCGCGCCGGGCAGTCTTGCTGATCGGTGGTGACTACTTCCATTCAGATGACAACAGGGCGGAAACACCTGCCAGCAGGCACAAGCTGGATGTTGATGGTCGCTTCTTCAAAGTGCTTGATATTGGCATCGCCATCATTGCTGAAACGATTGAGCGGATCTTGGGCAAGCACGCTGATGTCATCGTCAGGGTCTTGCGCGGCAATCATGACCCGCATTCTAGCATGATGCTGAACTTCGCGCTGGCTGAACGATACAGGCTTGAGCCGCGCATCACCGTTGAGAAAGAGCCGCGCGACCTGTTCATGATGCAGTGGGGGAAATGCGCCATCTTCGCCCACCATGGCGACAAGGGAAAGCCGCAGCAGATGGCGCTTTATTTATCGGATGTTTGCCCGTTCTGGTCAGAAACACGCCATCGCCACTATCTGACAGGCCATGTGCATCACGATCACGCAAAGGACATCGGACCGCTGCGATATGAAAGCCTGCGGGCATTCTGCCCACCTGATGCCTATGCCGCCGGCATGGGATATGGCGCAAGGCGTGCGCTGCAATCAATCACTTTCCACAAGCAGGATGGCCTTGTGCTTAGGGCATTGGACCCGATTGATCGTGACGAAAGATAAGCCACCGCTCGCTTCTTGGCGCGTCACCCGCGATGGCCTGCTTGTATGGTCAGGCCAGCAAAGCTGCGTGATCCCATTCGCGCAGTTCGGCGCGCTGGTATTGGCGCTGGTCGCCAGGATGAAGGATCGTGATGGGCGCTAGGTTTCAGTTGAAGAGCCGTGGCGCAGTCTAATCAGCGTCAACCATGACAGAATCCGCCTTCAGCAGACCATGTTGCGCCCATCAACGTGGACACTAGCGATCAGTTTTCGCGTTTGCAATAAGCCTGATCGTTGTTTTTTCGATTTCTTTTATAAGGTCCAAGGTGCCTTGGGTCACGCTTTCGTTTTTCATCCGATCCGATAGGCGTTTCCACAAATTCAGCAAGGCTATGCGGTCTTTCATCCGGCTGTTCCCATGGTGCGCGCGGCAGTGTGATGGTCGAAACATGCTGCGCTGAACTGCTAAAGCTGGCGCTTGTCCTGGCGATTACTACTTTTTTCGTGTTCATTCTTGCATCCCGCGTTGCATTTTTTTGACTGCTTTATTCTCGATGTCGGCTGTTTTCTGCATCATCAGCCGCATGATGTTCTGCTTTGATCTTTCGCCGCCGCGCCGCAAGATGCTGGATAGTGTCCCGCGCTTCAAGCCAAGGTAAAGCGATGCTTCGCGCAATGTTCTGAAGTGCATTCCGGCAATTGTTACCGGCCGTGGAGTCCCGCCGGTCTTTTTCTCCCTGCAGCCAGTGCCAAGGCCAACAGTGTCCAGCGTGTTGCGGTGCAGCGCTGAATATATCGTGCTGCGTTTCACGTTCATCGCGGCGGCTGCTTCCGTTGCGTTGGCATATGTTTTCCCGCGTATCGTTATTGGCATTTCATGTCTTGCCATGCCTGGTCGATCTCCTGTTCACGCGTCAGCGTCTTTCTGTTTGCTTGATTCCTGATCCTGTTAACTTCTTCCGCATTGTGCCTGATCATGTATGCGATCAGATCCAACTGGTCTTGCGTCACCCACCACCTGGGAAGTGGCTTATAGCCGGCGGCGCGCAAGGCCTGTGCCGCCGGGCTTTTGAGTTCGGAGCCGTTGCTCACTTCCTGACCTTCAGCAGGGAGAGGATGCGGTAGAACGCATCGTGATGGTCACTCACCACACCCGCTGCTACCTTGATCGCAGCGTTCCATGTGGCGGTGTCGGCAAGGTCGGCGCGGATGTATTCGATCCCATCACCCTCCGCGATAGTCCACTGCCCATTGCAGTTCAGGGTTTCCCAAGCCCAAATCCGTTCCGGCGCGGTCATTCCTCACCCCCGATCTGGCGCAGGGCGGCGCGGGCTTCGGAAACGGCTGCGGCCATCCTTTCCTCAGAGCAGTAGCAACCGTCCTCCACGCAATCGACCAGCACCACCAGCGCCTCGGCCAGCGTGGGCTGTCTTGGGAAATACCCCTGCGGACCCTTGGCAACCTCGGCCATCAGTTGGTCAGTGACCTCCCGCGAAAACGAAACCATCTCCGGCTTGACGGCAGAATCAGCCGCCAGACTGTCATCAACTGGCGTTGGTGTTAGCGCGGGCTGTGTGAAAGCAAGAATGCCAGACGATTTGACATCTGACCATTTCACTTTGAACGTGTGCAGCAGCGTTCCGCCGCCCCAAGGCTTACTGCCAGCAACGCGATAATTGTTGAAATAAAGAGCTGCACCTTCGACGCCGCGCACTACCTCAACTTCAAAGTCGCGCACCCCCTGCGGCACCGTCACGGCGGGCGGCACCTCGTAAAGGCCAGAGCCAATGCGCGTCAACGCAGGCTTGGTCACGGCGGTGATGGCGGCGAGAAGCGCCGCCTTGAAGTCGGGCAGTCTCTCCATCGCATCGTGGTAATGTCCCGCGAGTTCTGGATCATCCGCCCACGTGGACACACGGTAATCGCCCGTTGTCCACTTTCGGAACCAGCCTAGCGCGTTGTCCATTTCCTCGGTCGCCAGCATTAGGGCGAGAAGTGTGTGGTCGTCAGGCACACTCATCCCCTGCGGCGCGGTCACGGCGGGCAGGGCGCGGGCTTCGCGCGTTTCGCGCAGGATTTGTGCCGTTCGTTTAGCGTGAAATGTGTGCGGCGGCGGGGTGCATCCGGGGCAAGGATCGTATTCGTATTTTACGGCAATCGTGCTTTTTGGCGGAAACGACATTCCGACCATTACGCGCTTACTCCCCATGCAAATCAGACAGTCAGTCATCTTTCTTCCCTCCCTCAATCTCGGCCAGCATGGCGGTGGCCTTATGCCCGTAATCAATGTGCGTCACGCCATCGACATCGTGCAGAACGCCGCCGGGGTAATCTTCTGGCCACTTTCCCTCGGCATAGAACCGCAGCGCCTCCACCGCCTTGGCGAGACGGGCTTTGCACTCATGATCGGCCCGCTGTTTCAGCACCTCGTCCCAATCAAGGTCTGCGCCGTAGGCATCGCACAGCAGTGCTGACTGCTTTTCGATAACCTCGTTGGCCTCATCCCGCTCCCGCTCCAAGGCTTCGATGCGGTCGGCGGCTTCGGCTTTGATTGGTTCTACGAAAGGAATGGAAAAGTCAGGTGCCTTGTATGCGTTTGCCGCCAGCAGACGCTTCACCAGATCGTCAGTCATGGTCAGTTCTCCATGCAGGTGTTGAACATGAACATGGCCAACTGGCCGGGCGAGACATTCGCGCCGCTCGTATAGATCAGGCGCACCGTCTCCTGCATGGAGGTGGACAACTGAGCGTTGGTCATGCGCTGCCGCACCATCTCCTGCGCGGCCTGCATGGACATCCCAGCATCGCGGGCATTGGCGATGCTTTCGACCAGATTAGACAGCGCCATGCAGGCTTCGACGTTAGCGGCATAGGCAGGGGCGGCGAACAGTGTTGCGACGATGAAGACAAGTGTTTTCATTTTGATGATCCTTAAATTTCAACGACATTGCATCCAAGGATGCTCAGGACGCGGCTGACTTTTTGCATTTGATCGGAATCACAAGTCACCAGCATGGTGATAACTTTCGGCTTGTCTTTCAGATCAAGGATCATCTGCGATGGCACTGGGGCAGGATCTGACTGTTCAACATTCTCAACAATCCAAGCCCGCGCTCTCATGTTTGCTTCGGTAGATGGCCGATTCGCGCCTCTGTGCCACTTTGCGGCAGCGTTTTTGAATCCAAGCGCTCGATCCATATCGGCGCAAAGATCAAAGTGCTTTGACATTTCCATAAGGCTTTCACATCCCATAGCGGCAATGCGGTCCCATGCCGCTTGGTCCTGGGCATAAAGTGACGGCGCATGTTTTTTATTGATGGTCATTTCAGTTCCTCCGGGCGCGGCATCGGCCGCAGTGTTGATGACAATTGTTCAGTCTCGACGCACTGGATCATGAGATCGGGGAAAGTGTCTTGCAGCGTGTCGTAGACAGGCATTATGGCCTGACCGCAGGCTTCTTCTGACTTGTAAGGCACCAAGGCAGTGTCAGCATCCATCACATCAATGCCGAATGTGATGACCATTATGGTCCAGTAATTCATGCTTCCTCCCGATCAACTGCGAAATCTTCCTTGTCCAGGGCGTAAACATATTCCTGCACGATCACGCCATCGCGCTGCATTTCGCGCATCTTCCTGGCAACGATGGCCAGATCTTGGCCAATGCTGGCAGCGACTTCGATGGCCGTTGCTGGGCCATCTTCCAGATCCGCCAAGATTTCCTTTTGCAGATCGTCCAGGTCATTGCTGGCAGGGATGAAGATCGCCATCCATGGCGTCTTGTCTGGCTGGTTGCTGTTCGGGACGATCATGGCATTGACGGTCTGCCCGACTTTGATCGCCGCTGCCGTTGCCACTTTGCTCGGGATGAAGACGGATTCATGCGTGTCAGAAATGATGCCGAAGGCCGTTTTCGTGTTCAGGATGTTCGTGATCAGGATTTCAGTTTGCACTGTCTTGCTCCAACTTCTTCAGTTCGTTTTCGGCATTCATCTTGTGCATGGTGATGATGCCGATTTCTTCGCCGACCCAGGCCGGCCGTGTGCTGTCGCCATATCTGGCGACAAGGTTTGATATTTCTTTGTCCGCCAGTGCGATCCTGGCGCGCAGGCTGTCTGCTTTGGTCATCAAAGCCCCAGCCCATAGCCAATCAGCAGCAATCCGTAGAAAGCCGCGAAGATGCAGATGATGCCGATTGCGTCTAGAATGATGTCACGAAGTTTCATGTTTGTGATCCTTGTTGAAGATGGTGGGAACCAGCCCCGAAGGGCTGGTTTGATCTGTCAGGCTGCGCGTGCGCGCAATGCCATCACGCGATCATTCGCGGCTTGCAGATCGTCTGCAATTTCGATGGTGCCGTTTTCATCGGCAATGGCGATAAACGTATCGCCGAAGCGCGAAGTGCGCTCGATCATGCGGAGCGTTCCGCGCGTGTCAGCCAGAGCGATGGCGAGGCAGGAAGAAGAAAGAGAAACGGCCATGGTGAGCCTCCGAAGGTGCGCTGCGTGGCGGGATTGCCGCGCTTTGCGCTTGTTTGCTAGTTCGTATGACCAACATACAGCCACATTCGCGCCGCGCAAGCAAAAAAATGTGCTTGACCGAAAATATTTTCGGCCATACTGCTGGTCCAGCGAAACAAAAGGAGGGCGCGGTGGAAGCGCAAGTTCAACTTCGAAACTGGCTGCATGACGGCGGCATCAAGCTGGGATGGCTTGCCGCGAAAGTGCCAGTCAGCATTTCTGCATTGTCCAGGTGGATCAACGGCAGATCCGTCCCGGCGGCTGTTTACCGCCACCGCCTGGCAGACATCACGACCATCGAAAGCCTGCGTGAAGAAGGAAGCTGGAAATGAACCGGGCCGAAATTCTCGACACCGCGAAGGAATATGTCACCAAAGATCGCGCCGCCACGCATGGCGATGCTGAACGCAACTTCGGCCTTATCGCTGCTTACTGGTCGGCCCACCTTGATGTTGCCATCACGGCGGCTGACGTTGCGGTGATGATGACGCTGTTTAAGCTGGCGCGGGCCAAGGGCAACATCGGCAACACCGAAAACTGGATCGACGGCTGCGGCTATCTGGCCTGCGGCGGAGAGATCGCAACGAATCTGGTCAATCCTGATGGCTAAATATATCGGCATTGATCCCGGCAAGCTGGGTGCCATCGCTGTGATGGATGGCGACGACATGTCGGTGATCGTTTACGACATGCCAGCGACCATCGAAGAAAAGCGCGCCATCCTGTCGGAGATCGGTGCGGTCCGGTGCGCGTGGATTGAAAAGCCATTCTTCCCGCGCATGATCGGCATCAAGAATGCAGTCACCATCGCGCAGGCATACGGCGAAATGAAGGCCTGCCTTTTCTTCGCGGGCATTCCGACTAATGAAGTCCCGCCTGCCACCTGGAAGAAGCATTTTGGGCTGTCTGGCGACAAGGACGCATCAAGAGCATACGCGGCAAGCGTGTTCCCGGATCAATCGCATCTGTGGGCGCGCAAGAAAGATGACGGCAGGGCAGAAGCCGCGCTGCTTGCCTATTACGGGTGGAGGAAGAAGTGAGAACAGACCTAAGCAACGCTGAATATCACGCGCATTCAGCAATATCGTCTTCTGATGTGAAGATGGTCGCCAGCAAGTCGCTGGCTCACTGGAAGAACAAGATCCGCAAGGAAAGCCCGGCATTCGCCATGGGTTCGGCAGTTCATGCGCTGATCTTGGAGCCGGAAAAGAATCTGGTCTTGCGCGGGCCGGAAGATCGGCGCGGCAACAAGTGGAAAGAGGCCCAGCTTGCCGCTGACTTGGATGGGCAGATCCTGCTGACCGAATCCGATTTCGATCTGGCGGGACGGATCTCGTCCAGCGTGAAGGCGCATCCAGCCGCTGCCCTATATCTGGCCAGCCCGTCACTGATCTGCGAAGCCAGCTTCTTCGCGCGCGATCCCGAAACTGGCGTGCAGATCAAGTGCAGACCTGACGGCTATATCAAAGACGCCGGCATCATCTTCGACATCAAGACAACCAATGATGCCAGCCCGGACGGATTCCCGCGCGAAGTCATCAAGTATGGATATGACCTGCAAGCGGCCTTCTATCTGCGCGCGTTGCAGGCCGCTGGCTTTGAAGCCAACGAATTCATCTTTGTCTGCGTTGAGAAAGAAGCGCCCCACGCTGTCGGAATCCATGCGCTGACACCGCGTTATCTTGAACATGCCAATGCCCGTGTGACGCGGACTCTGGAAAAAATCGGCACCGCCATCGCAATGGATGACTTCACAACAGGCTGGCCGCTGATTAACCATATCGATCTGCCGCGCTGGCAAGCTGACCCAGAAGGCGATGATGTCTTTGACGGTCAGATTGATTTCTGAACAAGCCACAGAGGAGAAAGACCAATGGCACAGAACGATGACTTCCTGAAGATCTTGGCGAAGAATGTGACGCTTCAATATCCGAAGCTGAACCAGACATATCGCTTCAACACGGCAAAACAGACCAGCGAACCATGCGCGCCCACCGCATCCAACGCTGCCTGGTCAATCGCATTCGAAATGCCGCGCGACGAAGCCAAGCCGCTGTTTGACCAGATGAAGGCGCATTACGATGCTTGCCGCAGCCGCAACACCAAGCTGCCGGCGTTCAAGACTGTCTTTGGCATGAAGAAGCTGAAGGATCAGAATGGCAACGAAACCGGGATCATCCAATTCAGCGCCAAGCGCAATGGCGTCAAGAAGGACGGCCAACTGAACAAATGCCCGACCGTGATCGACGGGCAAAAGCAGCCGCTTGCAGATCTGAATTTTTGGGGCGGGTCGAAAGGAACCGTGCGGGCATGGGCCGTCGCTGTTGTCGATCCTGATGGGAATGGCGGCATCAGCCTGCTTCTGGATGCTGTGCAAGTGACCGAAGCCAAATATGGCGACGGCGGCATGGATGACTTCGATTCGGTCGAAAGCAAAGCCGACCCGTTTGAACAGTCCCGCCAGCCGCTCGATGACAGCAAGCGTCAGAGCATTCATCAGGAATTGGACGACGATATTCCGTTCTGAGTAAAAAAGAACGCGGCTGGCAGACCAGGCCAGCCGCGTTCAGGCGGGAGGAACCAGAGGAGAAACGAAGTTCCATGCAAACGATATATGCCGAATCCGATAACAGCAAGGGCATCGTGAATGTCTGATGTCCGCTTTCTAACCGCCCCAGGATCGTTCTTTACGCTGATCGACAAGCCAGATCAGACATATCCAGGCATAAGCTGGAACCAGATCATCAAGCTGGTCCAGACACCGCAGGCGAAAGAAAAGGTCGATGCCGATTTCTTCATCCCGTCAACCTATCGCGGGCATGATGGAAGATCGCATGAAGCCCAGCGCAACAACGGCGCATTTCGTGCGCTTGCCATCGACATCGACCGGGGAAACCCGTCGATTGATGATGTGCATGATGCCATCAAGGCCGTCTGCGGCGATGTCGGCCTGATCATCTATTCATCGTCAGGCGCATCGGCCGACAACAGGAAATGGCGCGCCATCATTCCGCTGGCAGGCATCATGAGCGGCGCTGAATATGAAGAAGCGCAGACAGCGTTCTTCGATCTGTTGCACATCAATGGCATCCATCCAGATGGCGCGTTGGCACGTTGCGGCCAGCCGATCTATCTGCCCAACGTGCCGCTTGCCCGCAGATCGCAAGACCTGTCGCCAATCTTTTACGAACACCGCATCACCCGGGGAAAGCCGCTCCGCATTGATGCCAACAGCCCGATCCAGCAAGAAGCAGACCGCCGGGCAGAACAGCGCCGCTTGGCCGCTGAACAGGCCGAAGCAGCGCGGGCAGAGCGTGAACGCCAGCGCGCGGATCGGCGGCAGAAGTTCCCGGATGAAGTCAGCCCGGTAGATGCCTTCAACAAAGATCACAGCATTGAAGACCTGCTCGCCCGCTATCAATATGCGCGGCGCGGATCTTCTCAGCACTATCGGTCGCGCTATCAGACCAGCCCATCATACGCGACTGAAAACTTCGGCACGCACTGGGTCAGCCTGTCAGGATCTGATGCCGCCGCTGGCGTCGGCCGGTCAAAGTCTCTTGGCGAGAATTCCTATTGCTGGGGCGATGCCTTCGATCTGTTCGCGCATTACGAACACAACGGCGACTTTGACGCTGCCGTCCGCGCCTATGGCAAGGAAATCAATCCGGCACAAATCGACATCCCGGCGAATGGGATGGATGATTTCGACTATATCGACCAGCACAGCGCGCCAGAGGCCACTAGCAGCGCAGAGTCGGTGCAGGATTATGGCGACACTGCCGACATCCCTGATGCGCCATTTGACGCGCCTGAGGCTGCGCCTGACTGGCCATCGATGTTCGACATGTTCGACGAATCCAGCATTGAGCCGCGCCGCTGGATCTATGCCCACCACTATCTTCGGTCTTTCGTCAGCGTGCTGGCATCGGCCGGCGGGATCGGGAAGACATCCCTTCAGATTGTGGAAGCATTGGCTATCGTCACGGGAAGGCCGCTGCTCGGCGAAGAAGTCAAAGAACAGACCAACGTCTGGATCGTGAACCTGGAAGACCCGTTGGAAGAAATCCAGCGCCGGGTGCTGGCCGCAATGAAGCACTATGGCATCAAGCCGGCCGAAGTGCGCGGAAAGCTGTTCGTCAATGCCGGCCGGGATTTCAGCCTGAAGTTCGGCATCCAGACGCGCGACGGTGTGCTGCCGAACACGAAGCTGGTCGAATATCTCTGCCAGAAGATCCCGGAAAAGCATATCGGCTGCGTTTTCATCGATCCCTTCGTTGGTGCGCACAACATCAATGAGAATGATAACATGGCCGTCAACGCCATCGTGGGCGAAATCAGGCGGGTGGCAGACGAAACAAAAAGCGCCATCGGCTTGGTCCATCATATCCGCAAAGGCAATGGTGAAGATGCCAGCATAGACAGCGTGCGCGGCGCAGGCTCACTGATCGGGGCGGCACGGGCCGCACGGGTGGTAAACCGCATGTCATCAGATGACGCCACAAGGCTGGGCATTGACGAAGACGAAGCCCGGTCGATCTTCCGCATCGATGACGGGAAAGCAAACTTGGCTCCGCCAGCAGACAAAGCGCTCTATCGCAAAATGCACGGCGTTAAAATCGACAACGGCGAATGGATCGGCGTTTGCATCCCGTATGAATTGCCTGACGCATTCGACGGCATCAGCGCCAAAGATGCCATGAAGGCACAGAGGATGGTCGCGGAGGCGCACGCTGGCGGCGATCCTTTGCGTGAAAGTTCACAGTCTCCGCGATGGGCTGGCCTGCCAATAGCTGACATGCTTGGCATCGACATCACAGAAAAGAAAGGCAGATCTAAGGTTTCATCAATCCTGAAGACATGGGTGCGAACCAACGTGCTGGCGATTGAAAAAGTCTTCGACCAGAAGAAGGGACGCGAAGTCCCTGTCATCATCGTCGGTGAGTGGATCAGTCATGATGAGACTTGATTTAGTTGACACCACCACCAAAAGGGGTGATGGTGGTGGTGTTCATTTTAACTGGAGGACATCATGGACGACCTGATCGCAAAACACATTGAGTCTTTGGACAGGATAATTGAGTCACTGCAAAGGGAAAGGATTAACCTATCGTCCAAGCTCGTTGGATCACTTGTTGACAGTGAAACTGCAATAAAAATTGCTCACGCTGTTATCAAGGATAACAGAAGGAAAGTTTCAGCGCAGGCCAAAGATTGGGCAGGTTATGCTGTGTCTGATGCCATTGGATTTTCTGTTACAACTTCCGCTGGGAGGTCAGAAATGACCAGCATGTTGTCTGCTGTATGCGCTATGGGATTGCTTAGTGTCGGATACGAAAGAGACACCCAGAAGGGCAGAAACAGCCTCGTATATGTTCCCGCATGATGTTTCCCACCTGCAACTTCACAGGTGGGGAAAGGTGGGAAAGGTGGGAGAAATCCACGTTCCCACCACCTGCTCTCTCCCTTTAGGGAGAGCATGGTGGTGGGGTGGATCAGTGGGAGCCTTCTGGGTGGGAGAAAGGTGGGAAGATCATGGCAAGGACGATGGCGAAAAGACCGACACGACAGAAGATGGAAGACCGCGTTCTGCACGGGGCATCGACGGCGGCGCAGATCAAGTGTGACATGTGCCTCGGACCATTTGACCAGGCTGTGCGCGAAATGGAAAAGAAATGGGGCGTGGATCGACTGCCTGAAATCGTATCGCCAGACAGCGCTAAAAAATGGGGCAAGGCGATGGCTGGATTAAATGACGCCATCCAATCCGAAGATCCAGACAAGGTGAAATTCTGGGTCGAAATATGTCTGCGCGGATTAAAGGCAATGGACGAAGAAGCTTTTAATTCCGGCCAGCCAATTTCAGATCCGCAAATCTGGGAATATGAATACGAAGGCCAGATTTATGGAATCATCGAGGATGGCAGGCACTGGCCGTCTGCATATGCGAAGCGGCCGAATCTTGTGATCTTCACGATGCGAGAGGTGGCCATCGCGCTGCACGCCAAGCGGAATGGTCTGGTCGAAGCGATCAAGACCACTTTCCCAGGAGCACAGATCAGTGCCATCCGGGATCGCGGGCAGAACATGGAAGATGACATTGACTTCGGAGTGATCGAATGATCGTCACCGATCAGATCCGGGAAGCACTGATGTTCAACGGCATCATCCCGCCACCTGACGGAAGCAACAGAACCATCTGCCCGCTGTGCAGCCCGGAGCGCAGGAAATCAAAAGATCGGTGCATGAGCATTCACGACCGGGGCGAATTCGTTGAATGGCATTGCCATCATTGCGGCTGGAAGGATCAGGACAGGATATGACCGAATCAATCGACATCACGAAGCAGCGACATGGCGTGTTCTGGATCGCCATGGGCAACGCGCAGAAAGGCGACAGGATCGTCTATCACATCGGGGAACACTGCGCCGGCCCACATCGCAAAGATGCAGCCAAGGCGCACCAGGACGGAAAGTGCCTGCTGTTCTGCAAGCGGGTCAAGGAAAGCCAGTTTGCATATTTTGCGATCAAGCGCTAAAGTGTGGATCTCCCTGGTCTGCATGACCGCCCAACTGCCCGGCTTCGCGCTGGGCTTTTTTTTGTTAAGATGCGCGCAGGAGGATCAGCCATGATCGAATTTAAGCTGACCGCGAACACAGACCAGTTGAAGCGCAAGCTCAACAATCTGGTCAACAGCCAGATGCCATACGCGACATCGATTGCCATCAATGAGACGCTGAAGACCCTGGAGATCTATAACCGCGCCTTGATGAAGCAGGCCTTCGACAAGCCCACCAATTTCACGCTGAATGCATTCTATGTCCAGTATAGCAACAAGCGCACGCTGATGGGCGCGCTGCGGCGCAAGTCGATGGTCGTTGGCCGGCACTATCTGGAAGTTCAGGACAAAGGCGGGCCGCGTCCGCTGAAAGGATTTGAAAAGAACTTCATCACGCGTCTGGCATATCGCGGGCTGATCCATGCCATTGTGCCAGCCGACAACACGCCCATTGATGCATATGGGAACATGACCATGGCATTCATCAACCGCGTGTCATCCCAGCTTGGCGTGCAACGTGACAGCGCGCAGAACAAGCCATATCAGCCGCGCACAAAAAGCGGAAAGAAGTCGCGGGCCATCCGATACTTTGTGCCAGATCCGGCGCATCCGCTGGCGCGTCGTGGCGGTCCTGGCGTCTATGCAGCCCAGCCAGGTGGTGGCGGGAAAGGGCGGAGCGGAAGCCGAGTCAGCAAAGTGCTGTCATTCTCTGAGAAGGTCCCGACCTACCAGAAGCGGACAGACTTCGAAGCGAAGATGAGTCGTGCCGCTGCCAACGTGATGCCTGCAAAGATGCGTCTTGGCCTTCAGCGTGCGCTTGCAACGGCCAGGCTGCGGTGAGCCTGCCGGGTAGCATCGGGATGGGGGCATCGCGGGTCCTCCCGGCAGGATCGGCATGCGGGTAGTTCGCGCCCCAAATTTTTTCTAGTGACAGCGCCACAAACAGCGCTTTAATAAAACCAGAGGAGACAGACCATGCAGCAACAAATCGAATACGTCGAGACATCGGCGCTTGTGCCTTATGCCAGAAATTCGCGCACGCACAGTGACGCGCAAGTGCAGCAAATCATGGGATCGATCAAGGAATTCGGGTTCACGAATCCCGTCCTGATTGATGCTGATGGCGTCATCATCGCTGGCCATGGCAGAACGATGGCCGCGCAGCGTCTCGGAATGAAAGAGGTGCCTTGCCTTCGGTTGTCGCATCTGACCGAAGCGCAAAAACGGGCTTACGTCATCGCAGACAACAAGCTGGCGCTGAATGCTGGCTGGGATGATGAGATGTTGGCCAACGAATTGCGGAATCTGCGGGACGAAGACTTTGATCTTTCGCTGACAGGTTTTGATGATGACGAATTGTCAAAGTTGCTGGCTGATGCCGTGAAGGACGGGCTGACAGATGAAGACGCAGTGCCGGAAGTGCCTGCGGTGCCTGTCACAGTTGAAGGCGATGTCTGGTTGCTTGGACGGCATCGGTTGATGTGCGGAGACAGCACCAGCATTGACGCGGTGGACAAGCTGATGGCGGGCCGCAAGGCAAACATTTGTTTTACTTCGCCGCCATACAATGCTGGGTCACTCAATGTTAAAGGCAAAAAAACCACTGGTAAAAAATACAATTCGTTTGACGACAACCAAACCGAAGCCGAGTTTTTTGATTTCTTGGCTGCTAACATGACGTGCATGATGGCGTCTGCTGATGAAGTTTTCTACAATATCGGGCTGGTGCAGGATAACAAGCGCACCATTTTCAAGATTGTGGACAGGTTTGGAGATGCGTTCAAAGATGTCATCTATTGGAAAAAGAAGAATGTTGCGCCGCATATCCAGAAAGGCGTTATAAATAATCTGGTTGAGTTCATTTTGTGCTTTGGGGATGGCAAGCGGAAGTTTGCCAGCCCGCAGTTCAGCCAAGGCACATACTGGAATGTAATCGAAGGCAACAGCGCATCTGGCAATGAATATTCTGAAATACACAAAGCCACATTTCCAGTTTATCTTCCAGAGAACATCATTTCCAATTTTACGGCACGGAACGCCATTGTGATTGATTGCTTTGGCGGGACCGGAACAACCCTAATCGCCTGCGAAAAGACCGCCCGCGACTGCCGCATGATGGAACTGGACGCGAAATATTGCGACGTTATCGTCAAGCGCTGGCAGGACTTCACGGGCCAGCAAGCAACGCTTGAAGCAACAGGCGAAACATTCGACCAGATGAAGCAGAAGCGCGAGGCCGCATAATGGCTTCCGCTAACACTTTCCCGCTCGACACTATCTGCAAGCTGCTGGATCTGACGCCGCAGCGTGTGACCCAGCTTGTCAACGAAGGTGTGATCCCGAGAAAAGAAAGGGGCCGATATGAATTGGTCCCTGTTGTTCGCGGTTATATCCACTATCTGAGAAAGCGGGCCATCAAAGGCGATGCACAGGCTGGCGGTGATGATTATGCCACCCATCGGGCCAGGCTGACAAAGGCGCGGGCTGACATGGCCGAAATGGAGCGTGAGCAAATGGCCAACAGGCTGATCCCGGTGCATGACGTTGAACGCGCTTGGTGCGATGTGGTGGCGAACATGCGTGCTAAGATGCTATCGATCCCAACCATCGCGGCGGCAGATGCACAGGCCGCGCAAACGCTGGCGGAGGCAAAACAGGTATTGAAGGACAGGGTTCATGAGGCGCTTGAAGAACTCGCAAACGTCAGAGTCGAAGTTGTTAATCCAATCCGCGCATCAGATGATGAAGACGCTGGCGGAGAAAGCACTAGCAACGGCAGCGCCGCCACCTGATCTAAGCATTTCCGAATGGGCCGACGAATTCAGAAGGCTTTCGCCAGAGGCATCTGCGGAGCCTGGTCGATGGATCACAGCACGGGCTGAATACCAGCGCGGGATGATGGATGCCATCAGCGATCCGCGCATTGAACAGATCGTGTTTATGACCGGGGCGCAGATCGGCAAGACGGAAATCATCAACAACATCGTTGGGTATCACATCCATCAAGATCCAGCGCCCATGCTGATCGTCCAGCCAACGCTGGAAATGGCTAAAGCATGGTCGCAGGAACGGCTTGCGCCAATGCTGCGCGACAGCGAAGCGCTGGCCGATCTGATCGCTGACCCGCGCGCCAGAGACAGCGGCAACACGATGCTGCATAAGGTGTTCACAGGCGGTCATCTGAGCATTGCCGGGGCGAACAGTCCAGCTGGCCTGGCATCCCGCCCGATCCGCGTTGTGCTTTGCGACGAAGTTGACCGTTATCCTGTCAGCGCTGGCAGCGAGGGCGACCCGGTATCGCTGGCCAAGAAGCGCGCCACCACTTTCTGGAATCGGAAGATCATTCTTGTCAGCACACCAACGGAAAAGGGTGCGAGCCGGATCGAAGCTGCCTATCTGGAAAGCGACCAGCGCAAATATTTCGTGCCATGCGAAGACTGCGGCGAAGAACAGGCTTTGAAATGGGCGCAAGTTCATTGGGAAAACGGAAATCCATATTCTGCGTCCTATGTCTGCGAACACTGCGGATCTGCATGGGATGACGCAGCCCGCTTCCGGGCCATCAAAAAGGGCCGCTGGGTGGCCACCTCTGAAAGCACTAGCAAGGTGGCTGGCTTCCATCTGAATGGCCTGTATAGCCCCTGGACGCCGCTCTATGAGGCCGTTGCTGAGTTCATGAACAGCAAGCGCGATCCAATGCGCCTAAAGACATTCGTCAACACCTTCCTGGGCGAGACTTGGGAGGAGCAAGGCGAACAGGTCGATGAAATGGACCTGATGGAGCGTTGCGAGAATTGGGGCGAACAGATCCCGGAAGACATTTTGCTGATCACGGCCGGCGTTGACGTTCAGGATGACCGCCTGGAAATCGAAATCGTCGGCTGGGGACGCGGTGAGGAAAGCTGGTCGCTGGCTTACGAAACCATGTATGGCGACCCGTCATCTTCGGAACTGTGGAACCGACTCGATGTCACTTTGCAGCAGAGATTCGACCATCCAACGCGCGGCGAAATGGTGATCCGATCTGTCTGCGTGGATTCTGGAGGTCATTACACGCAGCAAGTCTATAATTATGCGCGCCTGCGTTCTGGTCGTCGTGTTTTCGCCATCAAGGGCGTTGGCGGTGAAGGAAAGCCGATTGTCGGCAGGCCGACTAAAAACAACATCGGGAAGATCAATCTTTTCCCGGTCGGCGTCGATACTGCGAAAGAACTGGTTTACGCGCGTTTGAAGATCACCAGCGAAGGCGATGGATATTGCCATTTCCCGGCTGGCCGCAGCGAAGAATATTTCAGGATGCTGACGGCTGAAAAGAAGGTGACGCGCTATTTCAAGGGCAGACCGAGGACCGAATGGGCCAAAGTCCGCACGCGCAACGAAGCACTTGATTGCCGGGTCTATGCGACGGCTGCTTTCGCCATTCTTAACCTAAATCTTGAGGCCGTTTACACTCAGGCCCAAAATAATGTATCATCCGACAAGCAAGACAGGCCAGCCCGCAGGCCTGCCATGCCTATGCGAAGCGGATTCGTTCATGGATACAAGTGATGGCTAACCTTTTCGACGCTGCCAACGCGCCAGAGGGCGAACCGCTTGAAATCGTCGTTGGCGATTTCATCCAGTGGAAGCGTTCAGATCTTGTGCAGGACTATCCGCTGGCGTCTTACAGCGCGCAGTATGTTGCCCGCATCACTGGCGGCGGCAATACTGAAATTCTGCTTGTATCGACCGAAACAGGCGGGACTTATCTTTTCACGGCCGACAGCGCGACCAGCGCAAATTTTACGCCTGGGTATTACCATTGGCAGCTTGAAGTTATCCAGACTTCAACAGGAAATCGCATTGTCGTTGATCGCGGTGATTTCACTGCCATCGCAGATCTGGATGTGAACGGCGCAGACCCGCGCACGCACGCCCAGATCATGATCGCGAAGATCGAATCTATCCTGCAGGGCAAGGCTGACAGCGATGTCGGCAGCTATTCTATCGCTGGCCGCTCACTGACGAAGATGTCTTTCGCTGAACTGATGACAGCCCGCGACCAATACAAACGCGAATTCCAGCAGGAAGTGATCAAGGATCGCGCCCGGCGTGGAAGATCAACGGGAGCAACGGTAAAGGTGCGCTTCTGATGGGACTGATGGACTTCTTCAAGCGCCAGAAAAAGGCGAGCGGCAAGCGCGATTATCTGGCGGCTTCGAAGGGCCGTCTTTACATGGATTTCAAGGGCAGCAACAAGTCGGCTGATTCTGAAATCCGCTGGGTTCTGCGTGATCTTCGGAATCGTGCGCGCGATCTTGAGCGCAACAATGAATATGCCCGCCGCTATCTGCAACTTATGCAGACGAATGTCGTTGGCGAAAGTGGATTCCGCCTGCAACTGAAGGGCCGCAATATCGATGGCACCATTGATATGGCCGGGAACAACATCATTGAAAATGCCTGGGCAGAATTCTGCCGTCTTGGCGGTCCGACTGTGGACGGCAAGATGTCGATGGCGGATCTGTCGAATGCTGTTGTGCGTGGCGTGAAGCGTGATGGCGAAGTTTTCCTGCACATCGTCCGCAGGCCGTTCCTGCGGCATGGCATTGCTGTTCAGATCATTGAGCCTGACCGCGTTGATGAGCAGATGAATGAGACGCTGCGGAACGGCAACCAGGTCCGCATGGGCGTTGAACTGGACAGCCAGACACGTCGCGTTTCCGCTTATCATGTGCTGGTCAACAATCCCGGCGACTATGATTACACGACAACGACCACTGGCGTGTTCCGTGAGCGAATCCCGGCTGATCAGATTATCCATATCTATGTTCAAGAACGGGCTGACCAAACGCGCGGCGTGCCTGAACTTGTGACGGCAATGCCCGCGCTGAAGATGCTGCACGGCTATCGTGAAGCTGAATTGACTGCCGCCCGCGTTGGCGCGTCCAAGATGGGCTTCTTCACTTCGCCCGCTGGCGATGGCTTCACCGCTGACGGATTCGAAGACACGTTTACGCCAATTTACGATGCGGAGCCTGGCACATTCCACCAGCTTCCAGACGGCGTTGACTTCAAGCCATTCGATCCGACCCATCCGACCACCGCATTTGCCGACTTCGAAAAGGCAATTTTGCGCGGGATCGCTTGCGGTCTTGGTGTGAGTTACACGGCGCTGGCGAATGACCTGGAAGGCACTTCATATTCATCCATTCGCCAGGGCGCACTGGAGGAGCGGGATTTCTATAAGACGCAACAGCGCTTCTTCATCGAACACTTCATTGACCAACTTTTCAGGATCTGGATGCGTCACGTCATGGACTTTGCGCTGATCCCGATCAACGGGCCTGGTAAGTTCGACAAATTCGCGGCTGGCATCTCTTGGCGCGCGCGCGGCTTCCAGTGGGTCGATCCGCTGAAGGAGATTAACGCTGCCGTTGTGGGCCTGCAAAATGGCATTCTGAGTCACACCGATATTGCGGCAACTTATGGGCGCGATGCCGAGGAAACCTTTGCCCAGATCGAACGGGACAAGGAAATGGCAAAGCAATTCGGCCTGTCGATGGCATATGAGCCATTCGGATCTAAGCTGCCTGTTGAAGCGCAAGTTGAGGATGGTGGCAATGGCGTATAAGCCGACATCTGCAATGCAAGAAGAAGCCCAGCGCGGTCTTGATTGGCGGCGCGAGTTCGGGCGCGGCGGCACTGATGTGGGCATCGCCCGCGCGCGTGACATCGTGAACGGGAAGAATCTGCCGCTTGATACTGTAAAGCGCATGTTCAGCTTCTTTGCCCGACATAGCGTTGACAAGAACGCGGAAGGATTCCGGCCTGGCGAAGACGGATATCCGTCTAATGGCCGCATTGCCTGGGCGCTTTGGGGCGGCGATGCAGGCGAGGAATGGGCCGAGAACATTCTGGACGCTATGGATGACGTAACTGCGGAAGATGACATGATGTCGGATCGTGCCGGGCCTGATGATCTGGAAATCGGTGATTTCGTTGAATGGGATTCTTCTGGCGGGATGGCGCGCGGTCAGATCGAACACATCATGCGCGATGGCGTTCTTGGAATCCCTGACAGCGAATTTTCAATCAATGCAACGCCAGAAGATCCGGCGGCTTTGATCCGAATTTTCCGTGATGGCGAACCAACAGAAACACTGGTCGGGCATCGCTTTTCGACGCTGACAAAGATTCGCCAGATCCGCCAGCAAGGTGAGCGGCCATATCCGAATGAGCATGCCGCGCGCATTCGTGATCCGCGCCAATATGACATTCTTCGCCGCCGCAACGACGCTGGCGGGCAGGGTGTTGATTTCATCTTTGGCGTAAAAGACGGAACCAGCGAAATTCAGGCCATTCGCTTCCGCACGCAGTTTTTCACTGTCGCGCAGGCTAAAGCATGGCTGAAACGCAATAACTTTGAGCCAATTGAATTTGAGCCTGCCACAAAAGACGCGCGGTCTATGCAAGACGGCACCGAATTTGATATGATCTCCCGTGAAATGGAGGACGCAGCAATGGCGGATGAAGAAAACATTGAGCCGAATGCCGTTCAGGATGATGAGCCTGAAATGGAATCGGCACGCTATGCGCGCGAAAATATCGAAACCCGTGCGATGCAGATGGATGATCAGGTCATTGATGCTGATGCGCGCCGGGTGAAGATCGCTGTTTCATCGGAAGAACCAGTTGACCGTTCTTTCGGTGTTGAAATTCTCGACCACAAGCCCGGCAGCATTGATCTGTCGTTCTTGAATTCTGGTCGTGCGCCGCTGTTGTTGGATCACGATCCAACGAAACAGATCGGCGTTGTGGAATCGGTGGCTTTGGATGGCTCGGCGCGGCGTCTCCGCGCGACTGTTCGTTTTGGGAAAAACGGACTCGCCAAAGAAGTTTTCGATGATGTGACTGATGGAATCCGGGCGAATATTTCGGTCGGCTATCAGATCAACAAGTTGGACAAGGAAGGCAAAGATACTTATCGCGCCACTTCTTGGACGCCCATGGAAGTTTCCATTGTTTCTATCCCCGCAGACAGGACAGTCGGCGTTGGTAGGGCAGCGGCTGACGACCTGACCACCACCATCCCTGCAACCCCTATCAAGGAGGCCGAAATGGCTGAATTTGATCTGGAAGCGGTCAAGGCCGAAGCTGCCCGTTCCGCTGCCAAAGAAGCCGCTGAGATGATCCGTCTTGGCTCGACCCACAACAAGCGCGATCTGGCTGAAAAGGCAATTGCCGCTGGCCGCTCGCTCACGGAATTCCGTGGCGAACTGCTGGAAGCCATTGGCAACAAGCCGCTGGAAACTGCCGACATCGGGATGACCCGGAAAGAAGTCCGCAAGTTTTCGCTGATGGCCGCGATCCGCGCCATGGCGAATCCGACCGACTTCCGCGCCCAGGAAGAAGCCCGCTTCGAATTCGAAGCCTCGGCTGCTGCCCAGCGTGCTGCTGGCGTTGATGCCAAAGGCCTGATGATCCCGGCTGACGTGCTGCGTCAGTGGGCCAAGCGCGACCTGAACACTTCGGACGATTCGGGCCTGATCGCCCAGGACTTCCGTGGCGGCGACTTCATCGACGTTCTGCGGAATGCTTCGTCGGTGATGCAAGCCGGCGCGACCATGCTGTCTGGTCTGAAGGGCAATGTCGCCATCCCGAAGAAAACTGCTGGCGCTTCCGCTGGCTGGATTTCGACGGAAGGCGGCGCGGCTTCGGAATCGGAACCGACCTTCGGTCAGGTGACGATGACCCCGAAGACGCTGGGTGCGTTCACCGACATCACCCGCCTGATGATGATGCAGTCTTCGCCCGACATCGAAGCGCTGGTTCGTGACGATCTGTCGCGTGCTATCGCTCTCGCCATCGACCTGGGCGCGCTGCAGGGTTCGGGTTCTTCGGGCCAGCCCACTGGCATCAAGAACACCAGCGGTGTCAACAAGCCGACTTCGTTTGCTGCGGCCACCCCGACTTTCGCTGAAGTCGTGGCTCTGGAAACCGCTGTGGCCGAAGACAACGCGCTTCTTGGCAACCTGGCATACATCCTGCCCGCGTCCATGTATGGCGCTCTGAAAACGACTGACAAAGCCTCTGGCGCTGCTCAGTTCGTTGTTGAGCCGGGTGGCACGATCAACGGCTATCGCGCGATTGTCTCGAACCAGGTCACTTCCGGTGACCTGTTCTTCGGCAACTTCGCGGATCTGCTGATCGGCATGTATGGCGGTCTGGACATCCTGGTTGACCCCTACACTTCGTCTTCGTCGGGGACTGTCCGCATCCGCGCGCTGCAAACGGTTGACGTGGCTGTCCGCCATGCCGTGTCGTTTGCCTACAACAACGACGGCGTGTGATGGTCTTGAAATGGAATGGGGGCGGCTTCGGTCGCCCCCAGCCTTCATCAGGAGTTAAAATGGCTTATCTGGTCATGAAATCCTGCGTTGCTGGCGGTGTTGCCAGATCGGCAGGTGAAATCATCGAATTGACGGAATCTGAAGGCAGATCGCTGGCAGCGATGGGCCGCGTCCAGCCAGTTGCTGACACTGTTCCGCAAGAAAACATGGATCGCAGCGTTGGGCTGACTGCCAGCGATGCGCCTAAAGTTTCGCGCCGCAAAAGGTTCTGATTATGCCGCTTCCGCTTGCCGCCGATCTGACAACGCTGATGAACATCGATGAATTCGCGGTGGCTGTCACTTATAGCGGCGGGACGATCAACGGCATCTTCGACAATGAGACTGTGCCAGTGGAAGCTGGCGGCTTTGTTTCTGTTCATCAGGAACAGCCGCGCCTGACTTGCAAAACATCTGATCTGCCCAGCATCGCGGAAGATCAGTCGATGGTCATTTCCGGCGTGACGTATAAGATCCGCGCATGGATTCATGACGGAACAGGCGTGACCGTTGTGCAGTTGGAGAAGCAGTGATGTCGCATGTCAGGAAACAGATACGCGATCAATTCGTGTCGGTCCTGACCGCTGGCGTGCCGCTTGTTTCCAGCCGGGTTTATGCCACGCGCGTTTATCCGCTGACGCAAGCCAAGCTGCCAGCCATCACTGTCACCGCGAATTCTGAATCATCCGAATTGATGACGATTGGCGCGACCATGGGCGCGAAGTCTATGGATCGCACAGTTGAAATTTCGGTGTCGATCTATGAAAACGCCACGGCTTCTTTGGATAGCGCAGTTGATGCGATTGCAGTCCAGGTCGAAGAAGCAATTGGCGCGGATTTCACGCTTGGTGGCATTGCGAAGCATTCAGTGCTAACATCCACCAGCATTGGTTTTTCAGGTGAGACGGAACAGCCTGTTGGCATCGCAACGATGACATTTGCAGTCCGTTATGTCACAAGTCTAACTGACGTAGAAACAGCCAAATAAGGAGGCTCCTGCTATGGCAACGCACGCTGGCAGCGAAGGCACCGTCAAAGTCGGGGCTAACGCAATTGCGGAAATTCGGTCGTATTCCATCGAGGAAACGGCGGACACGCTGGAAGACACCACGATGGGCGACACTGCCCGGACCTATAAGCCGTCGCTGACGACTTACACCGGGTCGATTGATGTCCTGTGGGATGAAACCGACACCACTGGCCAGGGCGCGCTGACCATTGGCGCTTCCGTCACGCTGAATCTTTATCCTGAAGGCAGCACGACTGGCGACACTTACCTGACCGGGACCGCCATTGTCACGGGCCGCTCGATTTCGGGTTCATATGATGGCCTGGTTGAAATGTCGATCACGGTGCAAGGCACTGGCGCGTTGACCCAGACCACGGTGGCCTAATGAGCATCGCAAAGCGCATCGCTTCCAAACGGGCTGACCAGCAGCGTGGATTCGTTGACGTTGAAGAATGGGGCGAGGACGGCGTGCCGCTTCGCCTCTTTTTCCGTTCTGTCAGCGCGCGTGACATTGAAAAGATCCAGCGCAAGTATAAAGACTTTCTGACCAATACGTCCCTTGGCGCGATGGTCGAAATGCTGATCGAGAAATGTGAAGACGAAAAAGGTGATCGCGTTTTCACGCTGGAAGATAAAGTTGTGTTGATGGGTGAACCGATTGGCGTGATTGCGAATGTGTTTGGCGCTGTCTTCAACGCAAACAGCACTGAGGAACACGCAAAAAACTAAAGAGCAACCCATTCAGGTTCAATCTTGTCACGTTGGCTGACAGATTGGGCAAGACCATAGGCGAGATTGAGGAAATATCGCTGGATGAGTATAATGAATGGGTTGCTTACTTTGAAGTGCTGAAGGAGCGCGAGGAGAATGAGCGAAAGACTCGTATTTGAGTTGCAGGCCATCGACCGCGCGACTGCACCGCTGCGGAATGTCCAAACCCAACTTGACAGAACAGCCGCAGCGGTTCGCAGGACGAATTCTGAATATGTTAGGGCGCAGGCCGGGACACGCAACTTCGGGTCAATGGCCAGCCAGATCGGCTTTCAGGTTCAGGACTTCGCTGTTCAGGTCGGCAACGGCACATCCGCGTTGACAGCATTCGGGCAGCAAGCACCGCAGGCCTTGAGCATCTTCGGCGCGCGTGGCGCTATCATTGGCGCGATCATCGCTGTCGGCGCTGCCATTCTCGGCGTGTCTGGCAACGTCAATGACATGTCTTTCAACTTCAAGAAATTCGCCGCTGACATTCAGCCGCTGATGCAGCCTGTGATGGCTGTTTTTAGAACTGTTGTTTCTGTGCTGCGATGGGCGATGAACGCAATAATTGATCTTATCAACTTGGTGATCAACGCGTTGAACCAGCTTGCAGTTGTCGTTGGCGCATTGCCAGAGGCATTCCGCGTTGCTTTGGAGAATATCGGAAGGCGGTTTAGGGCATTCGGTCTTGATGTCGAAGCAGCCGCTTTGCGCGCACGCGCATCTTATCAGGACATGGTTGATGCAATTTCTGGCCAGCCCGCTGAAGGGCTGTTTGAAGGCTCGACAATGGCTCAAAGCCTGCGTGAAGTCGCGGCATCTTATGAGTCGCAAGCAGAAGCGGCACGCAGACTTGTGGAAGATTCGCGCGGTTTTAGCGGAACAATCGTTGACGCGCTTGAAAACGTCAGGTCCATCGACATCCGCGATTATTTCGAGCAGGCAGGCACAGCCGCTGAAGAAGCCGGAACGAAAGCAGCGAATGCGGTGACTGAAAAGATCCAGCCCGCTGTTGAAAACATGAAAGCGCTTGGTGACAGCATCAAATCGTCAATGTCTGATGCGTTCATGTCGATGATCGACGGGACAAAGACAGCACAGCAAGCATTCAAGGACATGGCGCGGGCAATCATCCTGAAGCTATATGAAATCTTGGTGGTGCAACAGATCGTCAACGGCATCGCTGGCATGTTTGGCGGGATCTTCCCAGGCGTGGGAGCGCAGCTTGGCTTCCGTGCGAAGGGCGGCAGCGTGACAGGTGGCCGTCCATATATCGTCGGTGAACGCGGGCCAGAATTGATGATCCCTGGGCGCAGCGGCGCTATCGTCCCGAATGGAAAGATGGGCGGCAATGGCGTGACCGTTGTGCAGAACATCAATGTTTCGACTGGTGTTCAGCAAACTGTCAGAAGCGAAATCAGGTCGCTGATGCCGCAGATCGCTGAAAGCGCCAAGAACGCAGTCTTTGATGCACAGCGCCGCAGCGTTAACGGGATGGGCTTCGCATGACAACTTATCCGCTCACATTGCCGGCACATTCTGGAATCCGCAGCGTTGAGCTGCGGGCGATCAACGCGGTGATATATGAAATGTCGCCATTCACGTTTTCCGGGCAGGCGCAGGCCAGCGCCGGGCAGATGTGGCAGGCTGATGTAACATTGCCGCCTATGAAGCGTGCAGATGCCGAAATCTGGGTCGCATGGCTTGTCAGCCTGCGTGGCAAGTTCGGGACATTCCTGCTTGGCGATCCGCTCTGCGCGACACCGCAAGGCAGCATCGGTGGCACGCCTCTGGTCAATGGCGCTGGCCAAACTGGCGAGACATTGCAGATCGATGGCTGCACAGCCAACGTAACGAATTGGCTGAAGGCCGGCGACTATATCCAGCTTGGATCTGGCAGCACCGCAACGCTGCACAAGGTTCTGGCGAATGCCAACAGCAATGGCAGCGGCCAGGTGACGCTTTCCCTTTGGCCGCACGTCAGAACAGCGCCGGCCGACAATGCGGCAGTGACTGTCACCAATGCTGTCGGCCGATTCCGCCTGTCATCCAATGAAACAACATGGTCGATCAGTGAAGCATCGATCTATGGCATCACGTTTGGCGCGATGGAGGCAATATGAGCCGCACGCTTCCAGCCGGAATGATTTCAACGCTTTCTGGCGATACCATCACCATCTTTTATGCCGTCGAATTGATGTTCGACAGCGGCGCTTTCCGCATGTGGACCGGATACGGTGACAAGACCATCAACGGCGAAACATACGTTGGCGGCGGCACGCTTCTGAACATTGAAGGCATCACAGAGGTCGCGGATCTGACCGCATCCGGCATCACGCTTTCGCTTGTCGGGATTCCTGCGACAATGCTTTCGCTGGCACTGACAGAACCATATCAAGGGCGCGAAGCCCGCGTATATTTCGGCGTTGAAGGTGTCACTGACGCGCTGGAAGTGTTTAGCGGTCTGATGGATGTGATGACCATTGAGCATAGTGGAGAAAGCGTCAGGGTGTCGCTTTCGGTGGAAAGCAAGCTTGTCACTTTGCAGCGGCCGAATGTCCGCCGCTATACGTCAGCGAACCACAAGCTGCGCTATCCGACCGACACCTTCTTTGATTACGTCACTGATCTGCAAGACAAGGAAGTCGTATGGGGCCGCAAAGCCTGATCGACTATGTGAAGGCGCAGAACGGCAGGCAGTTCATGCTTGGCGAACATGACTGCTTCACATTCACCAATGGGGCCTGGCATGTCATGCACGGCCATGGATATGCGGATCAGTTCATCGGGAAATATGCCGGGCTGAAAAAGCGTGCATTCTCGAAGGCGATGAAGGACGCTTTCGGGTCTGATGATCTGGTCACTGCGCTTGATACGGTGCTTTGCAGATTCGACGGAATCCCGCCGCGTGGCGCGCTTGTCATCAATAAATCGGCCAGACCGTATTTCACTGGTTATGCCATGGGAATCGCCATGGGTGTGAACGCTGTTTTTCTGTCTGAGCAAAGTGTAGTATATGCGCCAATAAATGAAATTGATGGAGCCTGGGTGAAATGCCGCAGTTAGCCGTTGCAGCCGTTGCGTTGCTGGTCCCAGCACTGTCAGCAACGGCATTCACTGTAGTGATTGCAGGCACGGCAACTGCCATCAGTTATGCCACAATCATTGGTTATGCGGCCTATACCGCGCTGACGGTGGCGGCACTTCGCAAAATGTCACCGCAGGCGACTGCGACCGTTCAGAACAAAGGCACGCTTCTGAACATCCGCGAAGCCGCTGGTTCGCAGGAATATGTTTATGGCCAAGTCCGAAAAGGCGGCACTACAACATTCATCAAAGAAAGCAGCACTGGGCAGAATGCAGACAACAACAAGATTCTTCATGTTGTGATCGTTCTGGCTGGCCATGAAGTTGAAGAAATCGGTGACATCTATGTCAATGATGAAATCGTTACCATTGACGGGACAGGCCTTGTCACTGATGCCCGCTGGCGTGGGAAACTGAAGATCAAGAAATATGACGGATCGCAAACGGCAGCAGATCCAACGCTTGTTTCCGAAGCCGGCGTTTCCGCTGATTTCGTTGGCTATGGCATCGCATATCTTTATGTCAGGATGGAATATGACCTGGAAGCCTTCAGCGCCGGGATTCCGATATTCACCGCTGTTGTCAAAGGCCGCAAGGTTTATGACCCGCGAACTGATCTGACGCAGTGGTCGGACAATGCCGCTCTGTGCATTCTGGATTATATCACTTCATCCTTCGGCCTGGCCGATTCCAGATTTGATCCGACTTATTTTTCCGTTGCTGCCAACGATTGTGATGACGCCATCGCGCTGGCCGAAGGCGGCACGCAAACGCGATACACTATCAATGGCGTTGTGCGCGCTGAATCGACCATCGGCGGCGCGCTGTCTGACATGATGCAGTCTTGCAATGGCGCTTTGTATTACTCAGGCGGCAAGTGGAAGCTGCGTGTCGGCGTATATGAGCCGTCTGTCAAATCGTTCACGCTGGATGATCTTCGCAGCGGGATCACGCTGCCGACAAGGATGTCCCGGCGCGATAACTTCAATCGCGTGATCGGCACATTCATTGATGGAACACAGGGCTGGATTGAAAACGATTATCCGGCCATCGAAAGCACGACATTCCTGACTGTAGAAGACGCTGGCATTGAGAACACCATGGATCTGCCGCTACCTATGGTGACAGACAGCGCACGCGCCCAGCGCATTGCCAAACAGGCTTTGTTCAGATCGCGTGAACAGATGACCATTTCGGCTGAATTCGGGCTGACTGCACTGGCTGTCGAAGTTGGCGACATCGTTGATCTGACCATTTCGGAA